CAATAGAAATAGCATCAGGATCAGATGCACTTCCAATATTTCCACCATCGGGTATTACGAGATTGCTCATACGATCACCAGCGTTCCTGAAACAGTTAAAGATCCATTTGTACCTATTGTCACGGGACCCGCCATGGTCGCCCCGTAGTTCGCCGGGATCGTCACCGCATGATCGATCTGGGCGTCATGCATCGCCACCCCGTCCTTAACGATAAACAGCTTGTCGTCCACGGTGTTGATGTTCTGGTTGACGTAATGCCCCCAGGAATCAGAGTTCCCGAGGATCGGTTTCCGGAGGGCCACATTCGACGTCGCTATAAACTCCGCCGAGGTCGTTGTCACGGACCCGCCGTACCCTGAATGATTTGGACAGTAGTAATACAAAGTCGCCGGGGTCGAGGACGTCACGCTTATTTCCGTGTAGGCCCCAGAGGAACCCGCCGTCCCGGCTATGGTGACGCCGGTCGTGTACTCAGACCCCGAGTTGTGTGTCCCGTCCGAGGTCGTGGAAAACTTCAAAGGGTGTCCGGAGTTTAAGGAATCGGACTGGGTAAACCGGTACGTTATGTCGTGGCCTAGTTCCAAAGCCGGGACCGAGTACCCGTCGATCTCGTACTTCGAGCTAACCACTTTTACTTCAAAGACGTATGTTGCCATCAGCTAACCTGGGGGACTTTTGCAAGGATTATAAAATTGACGACGAAGAAGGGGTTGACGATATTATGAGCCTGGCCCCCGCCGGTGTTCGCATTGGTGACGCCTACCGTCGCCGTGTGGTTGTGTGCTAGGTTCGGGAGAGTCCCGGAGACGGTGTGGGAGTGGCCTGGGTCAGATATGTTGGCGTTTCCAGTCCCCGTGGTCCTACTAGTGGATTCTGTTGTTGTTTTGGCAAATGTCCCAGCCCCTGATTGACCTAAGAAAATAGTTTCCATTTGCCTTACATGGTCATCATATGAATGAGTGTGCCCTAAATCCGTGATCGATGTTGTTGAGCTTTGCGTGTTTCCGGTAAAGGCCGACGTGTTATCTGAGTCCGTATTCCCGAGTGTGCCGTCCCGTGGATCCACGCTATTGATAGACGCCGTCACGGACGTGGTGTGGGTGTGTGACGGGATCTCAGTTTGGGTCAGTGTGTGGGTCTCATTACCCCCAGAGGCCCCGGCGTTCCGAGAAGTGTTCGCAAAGCTGGACCGACCGTTGACCGTCGTATTATTGACGTACCCTAACGGGAAACGCCCTCTCAGGTCCGGGAGGCGGAAGTTTCCGGTCCCCGCATTACTTGAGGGGTCCAGGACCGATTGAAGGGGTGACAGTATGGTGTAGAGGTCCGGATAAGTCGTCTGAGAGACTCCAGACCCATCGCAGATCAACCAGATCCCGGTGTGGGTCGTGGTCGGGGCGGATGAACTGGGCCACATATGGATCATGCCAATCGGGCTGACATCGGCGACGAAATCATCTAATACCTGGAGGGCGGAATTATTTAATCCACCCCATGAGTTTCTGGATCCGCCGACGGTAGGAATCGTTATATTGAGTGCGTTTGTAGGCATTTAAACTATCTCTATTTGTGTCCAGGTTGTCGTCACATCGTCGATACCGTCCCAGGCCAGTGTCGCCTGGGCTGAACCATCAGCCGAGGACGCCATGCTCATGATCGACCCCTGACGGATCCGTATTGGTCGCCCTGATACCGTCGAGACGCTGACGACAATGATCGCATTGACCCCTGACTCTAGTTCCTCAAAATTCCCTATACCGACAAGGCTAGCGACCGAGTTGATGGTCGCAAATCCTGGCCGGACCCTGGTCGGCTGGGCGGTTACCGTGGAGGTCGCTACGATCTCGGCGGAATCTTGACCGCCTACACCCCAGAGGCCCTCGCCCCAGTTCCCTAACCCCCAGGACATTAGCTCAGGCTGACCTTCAGGTTCCCACTGGCGATCTTAAACACGTCGCCCTGGCTTATGATCTTAGACGTCGCCGATCCGCCTGAGTCCGTCAACTGGACATAGGCCAGGAAGTTCCCGGCGGAACTGGCATCAAATAGCCCGATATAGGTCACGGTCCCCCAGTTCGATCCGGCCTCGTCAAAGAGGACGTCCGCCGAGGAGACAATCTGCTTGGTGGCCCCCTGGGTGGCGGGGGCGTTGAATGTCACGGTCTTCCTCACATAGCCGGTCCCGGAAATCTCTGAGTACGACGTTGTCTCGTCTGGCTGGGCCGTAAGGAGACCCACATAGATCGAAGACGGGCTGGCGTAAGTGTCCGGGTTATTCCGGAAAAGGAAGTTCAAAAGATTCGTTTCAGTGAGGTCGGTAAAACTCATGTCAACCTATTCGGGTGATTGCAGTTTGGGGCGTCCGCCCGGAAAATTTTGTGTCCGTATCATGCTGTATGATCTGCTGGACGGCCTGTTCAAAATAAGTATTAAACGTCGTCGTTATGCTCTGGTCGCCCAGGTAAGGCCCGGCCTGTTTCAAGCATCCGTAAAGATAGGCGTCTGGGTGATACTCGATCAGCCAGTTGGTTGTCTGACCGGCCTCGGCGGTAATCGCCGGGATAGTCCGGTAATAAGCGATCTCCAGGGTCACCTCGGAATCCGGAGTCGGATAGAATTCAATCTGTTGGCCCAGGTGTGAATAGAATCCTGGCGTCCCCGTGGCGTTACTCGAGGCCCTCTTGTCGTCCATCACGTCCGGCGTAATCTGGGTCAAAGTCCTTGGCGGATCAGTGTTCAATTGGATGTTTCTCAACGCCACCAGTGTGGATGGCGGTTTGATGTATTGGGCGTTCAGTGTCGCCGTCGCCCTCGAGATCATCCTCCGGTCCCGTAACCTCCGGGAAAGCTCGGTCTCGACGATCCCCATCCAGGTCGGGACGACGCTGGCGAGGTCGTCACGGTTCAAGTAGTCCTGGACGTTATCGATCAGAGATTGATAGTCGGTGATCTTCGCCAATTAGAGTGTCCCCTCCCAGACTCGAAACGGTTTATTTTCAAAGTCATTGAGTTTTTTCCGGAGGTATTTTTTCCATTCCGGGTGGCTCAATTTGTTATGACGAGCATACCGTCGCCATTTGTGATACAAGACCTGGGGGATCTCTGCGACCTTCCTCCAGGAGTTTAGGTTTCCTCGTTTATCGAAGGAAGGTAACTGGGCCTCCTTCATGGATTTGACGGTCTCGATGACCGGTTGTATGTCCTGTTTCCGTCGGTAGATGATGGCCCGCCCGTTATCGGACGGGTCCGTCACCACTTCGGACAGGACTCCCCCGGTGTGGGAGAGTATTGTCCTTCTAGCCATTATGCGTCGGTACAGTCGGCGATGATGGCGTGAGTTGCCTCATTATCAACCTGGACGCCCGCCTCGACGTAAACGGCCTCGGTCATTCCGTCTCCGACGGCCCCCATCGGTTTTCTCTCGAAGTTTCGGAGATAGGCGAGTCTTGCGTACTCGGGATTGATCAAGAAGACATCTCGTTCCCGGTTGAAGTTATCCGGCACAACCTCGAGGTCTCCGAAATCGGAGGCGACGACGGTGACGGATGCACCAACCTGGTTGGCGTCAACCATCCTTCTCATGTTGGTTGAGGACTCATCGAAGGCCCCAATCTTGGCCTTGTTGAAGGGTCCGCATAAGAGGATCGTCGGCAACTGGCTGGAGTTCCCGAAAACTTGTTGCATGGCCGAGTTGATGTGGGCCTTGGTCAACGCCCTCTTTGTGCCGTCGGTGATGGTATCAGAACCATCTCCGGTGGCGACGGCCGGGGAACCGGCAGTCCCGAGGACCTTGTTTGAAGTCAGCCACGATGAAAGACCGGCGGTCGTTCTGACCGTGGTGGCGTTCCCGGTGTTCTTCGCCGTCTTTGCAAAGAGAACCGTTTCCAGGTCTGTCTTGAGGGCCCGGACGATCAACTGCATTTGATGAGCCATGGCATCGGCATACCCTGCAGTTTCTGAGGCCATGGTAGTCCCCGTGATTGTGGCGTTCCTTGTGAGGATCACACACTGGTTTGATCGACGGGTCGTACCGGTCGATGCTTGCCTGGAAATCACATCACCTTCAAGCACTCCGGTCCCGGATGCACTCGGGAGAGACTGGACCAACCAGTCAAAATTAGGCTGGGTCACGTCACGGGTTCCAATGGCTTGCATCCCGGGCGTTGCTTCCGGGCTGATCTCGTAAATGATATCAGCTAAATCTTCACGGATTTCATTCTTCGCCCCCGTGGTGGCGTAGGTATCATAAGCGTTTGCTATTTTAGTCATTACGCACTCCTTTTGAGTATTTCAGAGATCGCCCTGGTGGCGTCATCTGGTTTTCCTGTTTTTGCTAATTGCATCTTTGCCCGTCGGTACTGGGAGATTCGTCTCTGGGGTTGTTGCTGGCCCCCAGGTCGAAGTGTCGCTACTCCCTCCGGACCTCGTTGCAGTTTTGTTTTTCCTTTTTGCGTCATGGAGTCGAAGAGAAGACTCTTCCTCATTAGGGCAATAGCCCTGGCGTCTCCGATGGAATCCATCTCCTCGGCTGAATAGCCCAGGCTGACCCCGTACTCTCGAATGGCTTGTTTCTCTTTGGTTGCGACGGTCTCGTCACGCCATTCAGGTATCAGGTTTGTGAGTTTCTCGGATTCTCGTTGGAGGTACTCCTGACGTTGAAGATTGGCGTCTCGCATCCGTTCCCCTTCGACTCTCTGGTATTCAGACTGGGCCTGGCTTCGTTGGGCCAGGGCGTCCCGGTAGTCGTCCTTTGCCTTCATATAAGCAAGGGGGTCGGTCTCGAACAGTTCCTCAGACGGAGGCTGGGGTTCAGGCTGACTCAGGTATTGCTGGAGTCCTGCCTGATACTGTTCTCGCTCGTCGGCGACTTTGGCCCGTTCGGCCTCCATTGCCTTCTTCTGCTCTGCGAGTGCTTGTGTCTTCTGGGTGAATGTTTTTTGCCTCATCCATCCGTCGGCCAGTTCCTCGCCGGTATAGTATTCTTCCTCTCCGGTGTCGGGGTTTAAGACCCGAAACCTGGGGGGTTCGACACTATCGGCCTCGATCTGGTCGTCTTCGTATTCGGCCTCGAGTTCATTCTCCTCGAGTTGAGTTTCTTCCTCAGTCACCAGCGTGTCCTCCTCCTGGGGAGTCGGGGCCAGGATCTGAGAGATTCTCGATGTCACGTCCTCGGTCCCCATCGGGGTTGTCGATTCGTTCATTTGGTTCTCCGTTTAAGTTTGTCTAGTGCGTCCCGGGCTAGTTTTCCGTTTTGCATCATCATGTTGAGATGCTGACGGACTG